TAATGTCAACAATGTCATCAGGATTTTTAGCATCTGCTAAAGCCTGAGCAATCTCGTAATTTAACTTACCACCGCTTTTACGCCAGATTTCTTTCCAGTCGGTGATGGCAGCAAGTCGGTCAACTGCTACTGTACCGTGACCACCAGTTAAGAAGTTAGCAATAGCCTGATAGTCAAGACCAGGACGCTCAATTGAGTCAGCAATATTTGCAATATCTTTAATTGCGTTGGCTTGTTCGCCGCGCTTAACATCAAGTTGGAACTTTGCATCATCTAGTCTTTCAGAAAATCTTTTTTGTGACTTAAGTTTGCGAAGTGTGTCATTGGCTGCAATCTCGCGTCCCTTAGCAATTGACCTAGCAATACGCTCACGCTCGGCAACTTGCTTAACAGAGGCTGGAATAGCATCATTTACTTCTTTAAGTCTACGGCGAGATGCTGCAAGAGTAGCCTTTGCTGCAGCAATTGCTTCTTGTGCTGGAATTTCTACCCCAGCAACTAAAGTTTTTGCTGCTTCAAGTTTAGCCTTGCTTGCTGCAATTGCTTCTTGCATCTTTACAAAATCTTCATCTGAGTGCATTGGTCGCAAACCATTTGCAATTGCTTCGCTAGTCTCTTGCTTCATTTTCTGAAGGGCGCTTTCTTGCTTTGTAAGCGCAGACTCTGTATTAGCAATAGTCTTAGGGGCTTTAGCCTTCGCACTTAATTCATCAAGTGCTGCTTTAGCGGAAACAATTTCCTCTTGAGTTCTTGCCTTAAAGGTTGTCATCTCATCTAAGCGAGCCTGAGCAACGCGTACTGAAGTAGATGCTTTGATTGCATCTTGGCTCTTGCCAGTCCAAATATCTCGTGCTTCTTTGGCGGTACGAGATACTTCATCAATCTTAAAAGTCTGAATTAAATCTGCTTGCTTACGAGCAGCAGTTTGTGCTTCCATTGCTACATTCATAGCATCTTCTAGTTTTTGCGCTTCAGCCTCACGGCGAGCAGCAACATCTAACGCACCTTTAACTCGGTCCTGCTGTGCAAGTTTGCGAAGGCGCTTAATGTCGGATAAGCGAGCCAAGCCTGGGTCAAAAACAAAACTTCCAGTAATATCTGCAATTGTGCTAATTACAGCACCAGCCTCAGACTCTGGATGTCCTAGTGTAAAAAGATTTGAGTAAGTATCTCCAAGAATAGTGCGTGGTTGATACCCAATTATTTTTCCTTTAGAATTCTTAATAGCAATTTTTGCTGCACCTAAAGAGGCTTGACGTGCTAGTTCTCCTTGACCAACAGAGGATGAAGGAAAGAAGCCTTCTCCAACATTAATGTCTGGAAACTTTCCTTTTTTGAAATCTTCAATAGATTTTTTAACAACTTGTCCAGCAACGGTCTGTGACACAATATCTGGAATTGGCTTTTCCTGTGATACTGGAATGCCACCGAAACTTTTTGCAGCCTTTACAAGTTCACCTGAACCTGTGCGGTATGCTGCATTTAGCGTAGAATATGTAGTACCAAGAACGGTCATTCCACCGCGAACAAAACCTTTAATGCCGCTCCAGAGTTGTCCCTTACCAGAGTTATTAAAATTATCTTTTTCGCGTTGTTGAGCAATTGCTTTTTGATTAGCAAGACGAGCCTCACGAGTTGCTGCATCAATGTTTGCAATGCTTTGTCCTACACCGCTTTGAACATTTACGTTTAGTGCCGTAAGAGACTCAAGGACACCAGGAGCCATAATGTTTCCATTGGCATTTTTCTTTAGAAGTTCAGCCTTGTATGGATTTACATTTGCCGCTGCGGCATAAATAGCCTGTGCATCAACTTCAGCCTGTGTAAGTACGCCAGAAAGTTTATTGTTTGTATCAGCCACTACTGCACCAGATACTGTTGTTGTGTATCCATCGTTTCAACTAGGTAACGCAAGTCTTCATTGCGTGGATTCTGCTGATACATAGCACGAATAATTTGACGCGATTCATCTTCTGCATCAAGATTTACTGGAAGAGGATTTACCTCTGGACCAGCACCTTCACCAAATGGCATACCGTATGTAATCGGGCGCTCTGGAGTAGATGAAGGAGCAGTAATAGGAGTTACATCAGGAAGTGATGGCATAGCAGAAGGCTGTGCGCCCATTGGGGCAGCAGTCATTTGAGAGTTAATCTCTTGATTCTGACCATATGCAAAACCTGTATAGTCAATATTTGGCACTCCATCAGCAGAACCATTGCCTCCTAGCGCATTTACGCCAGTGTTGTTCTGTGGTGCTGTTGGTCGGAAACCACCGCTATTCTCATTGCCAGCCATAGTTGCCTCCTACTTAAAGTGTTTGATTTGAGTTTTTGAATAATACGGACCAGCGGTAAACGCTGTAATCGTTGCTGCAATTTCCATTGCTTGGTGTGCATCTGCTCCTGCGTGCAGCGCACCTAGTGCATACGCTCCACCAGAACCAATTGCATACATTCCATCAGAACTCATACTTACGCAGAGTTCTTGGTCAACATCAAATATCTCACCGCAGACTGCAATAAGAAATTGAAATCTTCCTTCAGATTTTGATTCATCAAAGTTATAACCGTTCTCACTTAAGCATTTACGAAGCGAAGGCATAGCCTTTGAAATCATAAAATGGTAAAGGTCTTGACGGTCTTTCTTGTTAGGAGTTGGTGGCTCCCAAATATGTTGTGCTACATCGCAGGGAAGAACTTCACCTGAACCTGCAACTAAGAACGCACCGCGTTCGGCAATCTTTTTAACATCTGGGTGGCTATAAATCTTGCCACTATCATCAGTTGTCTGGCTGTCTGCAACTAAGAAACAACTATCTTCGTACTCAATTCCGATAATCGTTGTCATTGTCCCCAGCCTTATTTATCTTTTGGTTGTAGTTGCTACTCTTGCTGAGCCTTTACCGCTTGAGGTAAGTGCTGATACGAGAGTTTGTACGTCTGGTCGGGGTTGAACAGCCTCTGCTGGTGCGCCTTGTGGAGCCATCTCTTGCGGAATAGCGCCTCCTGCTGGAGCAGCAGTGGGAGCAGGGGACGTTTGCTCAACCATTTGTTGCGCCCCAGCAGGAGGAACTGGTTGCTGCGGAGCGAACGTGGCTTCAATAGCGTCTTCTAGGGCTTGACCCTTTTGACGTGCCTTGATAACCGCAGCAATATTTCGTACTATCTCCGATGGGTCTTGTCCTTGTGTAGCCATCTGTGGAATTGCTTGAGTCATTGCAGTAAGCGAGCCAAGTAGTGCGGCACGCATATCTTCAATTTCAATCTTCTCAAGTTCCTGTGTTACATTGACTGTAAATGGAAGTTCTCTCATTGCCATATCGCGTGAGATTAACTTGCCACCCAAAGCCTGTAGCATAAAGATAAGACCCTGTGCTGGGTTTAGTCCTGCAAGCATTCCATATCGGACATCTGCTGAGTAGTCACTCTTGATGTCTTTAGTTGGCTTGTAAGTAATTTCGTAAGGTGAACCAGAGTCAACACCACGAATGGTCTTCTCTTCTGGATAAATAATCTCGTCTACTTCAAAGCATATGCTAATAACATCACGAAGTGCTGCAGCAAATATTGCTTGAGCAGATTTAACTTGGGTGTCAAATGCACCCATAAGAGCCTGTACGCCTTGTCCTGTGACAATAGAGGCATCAATGTTTCCAGTACGTCCTTCTGGATAACGTGAACCAACTCGTAGTTCTTGGTTAAGTAGTGACTGCTCTGTAAACGCACCTTGTGGAAGGTTTAGGTCTACGCGGCGAACGCCCGCTGGGTTTGATGTACGTATAACCGCATCTCCACCCAACTGCAATTCTTGAACATCCTGGGGAAGCACGATAGGAGCCTGAACAGACTTCTCTGCTGCTTCCATTGCAAGCAACGCAAAGCGATTGCGGAGCAATTGGATACCAAGTACATCATCAAATTGTCCACGAAGTTCTCCGTCAACGGATGGTTTACGTGCGACAACCACCATCATTTTGCCAAGAGGATTCTTGGCTGTAGACAACACTAAGTTGCCCTTTGATGGAAGATATATGACAGATTGGTCTTTGTCATAGTAACGAATCATCTCAACCTGAGTATTTAAGTCTTGCTTGTAGCC